AATACATCAGGAGCTTCATCTGATATAGTACTTTCTTCTATTCTAACACCAATAATAGTATATCCTATTAGCTTCATCCATTGCTTACTTTTGTACATCTCTCTTCTTCTTAAGATTACTAACTACTTTCTTAGCATTATCCTCCATTTTATCAAATTTCAAGTCTATTGGATTATTAGGCATACAATCTTCTATAGTATAATTAGCACTATTTGCTACTCTGTCTTCAAATGCTTGTTTAACTTCTTCAGGAGTAAAGGGTCTAGTCATATTATCATACTCTTCTCTTGCTTTTTGTCTCCTTCTAATCTCTTCTTCTTGTAAGAAAGACTTAGTTAGTTGTAATCCTCTATATTGTCTAGTCTTTTCTACTACATACTTTTTATATAACTCTACTATATCTAATATAAAGTTAACTAATGTATAAGCTAAATAAGCTATAACTCCTACAGCTAGTACAACTGTATATATCTTCATTGTATACACAGGAGGAGTTGTAGTTATTAGTAATGCGTCCTTAATTACCTCTATCTGAATAGCTACTACTACTAGGATAATGATAATTGCTATTGATTTTAATGCGATTTGTTCTATGATTGTTCTCATTTTATTTGTTTTTGAAGTGGTTATAAGTGGAGTTTATTAAGAATATTATATATACTATTCCACTTGTTTTAAATAGTTCGATTACTAATGTATCTCTAGTTATTACTGCTAATAGAAGTAATGATAGTGAGATTATTGTGATGTGTGGGTAGAATCTGTTCATGATGTCTGAATTGTGAGATTATTAATGCTATAAAGAACCCCCAAAGCTCTATTGCTAGAGCGTTCAGGGTTATCTTGTTTAGTGTCTACTTCTTAGTAGCTTTTCCAATTGCTAAATCCGTAGCAGTTGGTGCAGTTTCTACTTCCTCAAACTCTTCAAAGGCTTCAGAAGGCATAACAGTAGGAAGAACAGGAGCAGTAGCCTCAACAGTTGGAGTAGCAACAGCAAAAGATGCTGTATTACTAGCTCCAAATAGAGCTAATAAAGCATTTGTACCTGCTTGGCTATCTACTAACATTCTAGTTAACTTCTCTTCACTAGTGAATGGAAACTCTAGAAAGCCCTCAACAAGGTGTCCTCCTTTTTCAGCTATAAGATATTCCCCTTCTTTAATCCCGAAAGATTTATGGTTAATATCTGTAAGAGCTGGATGACCTGCTGTAACAGCATACTTATCTCCTGCTTGGAAGATAGTAGTATCTCCTGTAACAGTTGTTCCTGCTAGTTCTTTAAGAGCAAGAAAAAATGTCTCCTTTTGAATCGGATGCATATTCTCTACTCCATTGTCTAGCGCATTTTGTGGAACACGTAGACAACGACCGCTATTATGTAGGTCTATAAGAGCCGACTTAGGGTGTCTAAAGATTGTCGGAGCGTTGTCTAGCTCTAATACAACCCTTGGTCTCTTAGTATTAAACATAGGAACTACACGAGTAACTTTAAAAGAATTTTTCATAACGATAGGATTTAAAAGATTAATAAAGACAACGTAGTTGTATCCTTGTACTGCTATACCTCTTTGTCAAGTATCAAGTGCTCTTTGTTTTCAAGGATAAACAGACTAGTTCTAAACTAGAATTTTATCTAAAGAGTACTAATTCGAAATTCAGAATGAATTTCTACTTTCAAGAAGTTTTAGTACGGGGGATGTTTCCACGCCAAAACTGAGGCGGGGTCTCATGTAGGGTGGGGTCTACTACGTGTCCCTCTCATACAACCCCTACCTCTTCATCAGTCCTCCTTCTCTTCCTCTTTTCTAATCCTCCTCTTATTCTCTTATACCTTTCTCCCTCCTAATCTCCTACTCTTCCCTATCCTCTAAAATCCTCCTCATCTCTAATCCCACTAACATTACATCATCTCAAAACCTCTCTACTAAAAGTTACAATACTTCTATATATAAATTCTCTTTCTCCAACTCCGTCTCCAAAAACCCCAAAACCTCCATGCATATGTCTCTCATCTCGTCTAGCTAGTTCATCTATTTCCCCTACTTTAAGTCTCTCTACGAATTTCTATAGCTACAGCTCTACTTAAAAATTGATAATATCTCTAGCAGTATCTTGTTTAGATTCTCTACTTGTATCTAATATGTTAAAATTTTGTTAATTTCTGTTTTATACTTGTTTATGTGGAGCAGGAACATTAGCTTTGAGCACTGTTAGTTCACAACATCTAAATTACATTAGAGAAGCCGTATATATGTATAGTATATACGGCTTTTTGCTGTCATACTGAACAGGGCGGTACAACTAGAGATACTGATAGACTTGTTTGCCTTTAATAAAGAGTGTAAGAGTTCTGATTCTATATAGAGTTGTAGATACAGGAAATAAAAGAAAAAGAAAAATAAATATAAATTTATTTGTATAAGAGAAATAATAGTTGTATGTTTACTTCGCTTAGGTGTACTACTAAAGGCAAAAGAATCTATCTAATAGAACGAGATAGAGACACGACTAGAGAACCGTAGAATAAAAACTAACAACAAGAAAACATGAAACATCAAAATCTAATTACACTAGAGTTACTAGTAAAGAAATTCCTAAACCAAGCTACTAATCAAGCTTATAGTAGAAACAACAAATTCGGCTATAGATATTCTTGGGAGAAAGGAAAAGGACAAGTTCAAGACAACGAAGGACACAAACACAAGGAGTATTATGTATGTAGATTATATCTAATAGATAAGAATGAATCTCCATTAGGTGTAGAAGTAGATTTACTAGTTTCATATTATCCTGTACGTTCTTTAGTTTCAGTGAACAAGCTACAAGAAGAAGCATTAGAAGAGCTTCTATTGAATGGGATGCAATCATTAATTAATGTTACTTATGCAATGGTACTAGAAGGACGTAAACGAGAATTCGTAGAGCCTTCTCAGGTAGAATTAGATGAAGTGGTAGAAAACTTGAAAGAACAAGCAAAAACTCCTAGACTTATTATATAATGAAGGTAGATGAGACTATAGCTAGAATACTTTTAACTATTCAGACTGAGTTAGCTGCTAAATATAAAGTATCTTTAAGTATAGAACAAATACATAAAATAGTATGTGTTCAACTAGAAGCTACTAAGCTAGGATTTAAACAAGGGTTAACAGTACATTGGAGTAGACTAGGTAAATTTGTCTTTACTAATAGAAAGAAAATGGTTGCCGAAGCTGCTGCATTAGAAACAAAGTTAACTTTTAATGAGATTTTACTACCTCATGAGAAAGTAGAAATAAGAAAGGAACAGATAATAGGATTTAGTACAGAAAAGAAGGCTCACCTTAAACAGTCTAAATTAAAGTTAACTAAATCGATATCTGCGGAGAAGTTGTTAGGTAAGTATACACCTCCAACAGCTAGACCTGACTTACCTGTTTTCTCATTAATATCTAAACCTAAAGTACAATGAGCAAGATAAGAGCGTTATTCATATTATCTCCTGCGGGAGAATTAGAAATAAATAAACCTGAAGTAAGAAAGGTTCCTGAATTTAGAGTACTCTTTGATAGAGATACTGGTTCTAGAGGAGATTCTGATGGAAGAAAAAAATACATAGCTACAGCTGAGTTATATTACATATACTTAGTACACGACATTAGAAGTTTATATTCTAATTTAGATTTAGAAGCTAGAAAGGAAAGAGCTAGAGTAGATGCTAATCTTCCTGCTAATTGGAAAGAGGACACTACTCTTAATAAAGCAGTCGAAGTTTATAAAGACTTGTTTAAGTTAAGTGCTGATGGAAGCGCTTATATAATAGCAGAGAGATTATACTACACAACTACAAAAGATGTAGAATATATGATTGACTCTACTATTGAACTTAAAACTCTTCTTTTAGGAATAATGAATAAACTAAAAGGAGGACCAAGTACTAAACTAGGAGACGTAGAAAAACTTACTCTAGCTGGAGAAGCTCAAGCTATTATTAAACAAATGACAGTGAATCAAAAGTCTATGTTAGATAATGCTAAACAATTCGATAGTCTATCTAAACTTATTAATCAACTTGCTTTAAACTTCCTAGCATCAGAAGGGTCATTAAAAACTCCAGTAGGAGGAGGAGAAATTAACGAGAGAGAAGTATGATGATATTAATACCACGTCAGTTATTTAATAACATTACGGAGCAACCTGAAGAGATAGTAGCTTCTTTAATAGTATTAGATTTACCTAGTATTCTTTCGATAGATGAATACGTAGACGAAGAGAATCCTAGATTACAGACAGTTATAAATTACAGAAACGGAGGTTCCGTAGTAATAGATATAAAGTTTGGTGACTTCTTGACATTTTTAAATGCACAAGGAATAGTTAACCTTACTTACGCTTTAAAGTGTGTAGAGATTTCAAATGAAGTTAAACGAGTAGTACAATAATATGGAAGAGATTCAATTTAATGAACAAGAGCATAGATATTATGACGGAAGTAAAATAGAATATACTTCTGTTACTACTCTTATAGGTAAGTATACTAATACTTACGATACAGATTTTTGGGCTATGTACACTGCTTTAAAAGAACATAATTATAAAGTAAAACCTGAACCCGAAAAACAAAGTATATGGTGTAGAAACGTTTTATATAAACTAAAAGATTTATATAAAGATGATTTGTTTATACTTTGGGCAGAAGAAGTTAAAGCTAGATGGAAAGTTCTTACAGGAGAAGCTTGCTTTAGAGGTAACGCTATTCATAATGAATTAGAGAATAGTATAGATACTAGTAAACAAGATTATACAAAAGAGACTAATTTATATATTAGTAAAGGAGGAGACCGTTCTCTTAAAACTCAGCATGATTTAGATAAAACTAATCTACAAGAAAAGTATCCTATAGTTCATACTAGATTATCGGGATATATAGAAAGGGGATTTTCTATATATGCAGAGAAGAGAGTACACTTACCTGAATTTGGTATAGCAGGCATGATAGACGTTCCTTTAATTCACGGTAAGCATTTTGCTATACTAGATTGGAAGACCAATAAAGCAGAAATGCATAATACTGCTGGCTACTTTAAGAAAGTAAACATAGGAGGTAAATGGGTAAAGTCAGATATATGGGTGGAAACAGGAGAACGTTTTAAATACCCTTTAGATATGTTACCTGCATCTAAACTACATACGTACGCATTACAACTTTCTACTTACTCTAGGATATTAGAATATTGGGGATATATACCAATGAATAATCATTTAGAGTTAATACACTTCTCGCTTAACGGAGAGCCAAAGTTAATTAAGCTTCCTTACTTAAGAGATGAAGTGGATATGATGCTATACCACCACAAAGAGAATAACTTAATTATTAGATAACAAACATTAATACTAACCAAACACCTCTACCTTTTAAAGGCAGAGGTTTTTTAATTACATCTTATATGAAATCCGCCCTTATTTTAACATTAGACAAAACTGTAGTATCTCCTATTAGCCGTAACCAAGAATCAGTTCATCCTTCTGATTGGAGATTTAATCCTAAAGTACTTGATGTTATAAAACATTACAGTTCCTTACATTACAAAATTCTTATAGTTAGTAATCAACTAGCTGTATATAACGGATTAGTAACGGAGAAGATGTTTTTACGTAAAATGAACTTAATAGTAAATAAGATAGAAGAAGAACTAAAGCTAATACAGAACTCAGTATGTTATTCTTACTGTACTGATATTAACTCTTATAACTTCTTACCTAAACCAGGGATGTTATATGAGTTTGCTTTAGACCATGAAATAGATTTACATGATTCTATTGTAGTAGGTAGTTCTGTGTACGATTCTTCTATAGCTGTTTACTCAGGAGCTAAGTATATAGATATTAATTTAATCGAGTACTAGATGAGGTCGATACTTAGTCCTGCTCATGATATAGTTAATGGGCTAGGAGAATCTGTTAAGAGTTTAAAATATGACCCTAGTTCGGGGTTGTATAGAACTCCTTATACAGAGATAGAAATAGACACATATAATAAAAATGAAGAACCTCTAAAGATGTATTCTGCGGAGGATATTGCTTTTGTAAATACTAGTGAATTTAGTAGAGCTGCTCAAACATATACTAAGACAGGTAAGTATACTAGTGCTCATCCTAAGTACGATGCGAAAGAATATAATGCTTTTTGGGATGAAGAAGAAAGAAGATGTAGAGAGGGCTATAGTTTACCAGGCAAACTACTAAAGAATGAAGATGGTTCTTACTCATTACAAGAAGTCCACATTACAGGACAACATTATGGATACCTCAACTATAGTGAAATTAAATTATCTAAAGGTTTTGAAAAAATTAAAGGAGTTTTACAAAGTCCTAATGGAGAAGCTTTAACTAAAGTAGGAGGAAGTTCTAAAGAGTTTTATTTTCCTAGTTTTTGGGATGGAGATTATTACTTCTTCAAAGCAGTAGAATTATGTAGACTTATAGGTAAACATCTTGTAGTAGGTAAAGCCCGTCGTAAAGGGTACTCCTATAAGAATGGATGGTTAGTTGCAGATAGATATAATTTTTACAAAAGAAGTTCTTCTGTTGTAGGTGCTTATGATGCAGCTTCTTTATTTGAAGATGGTACTATGAATAAAGTAGAAAACTACTTGAACTTTATTAATAAACATACAGCTTGGTCTAAACGAAGACTTCATAATACACTTGAACATTTTGAATCAGGATTTAGATATGTAGGAGACCCAACTAAATATGGTTACTTATCTAATATATGGACTGCTATTCTTAAAGGTAACCCGGGAGGAATGAGAGGTAAAGATGCTGATTTACTTCTGTTAGAAGAGGCAGGTAAATGTCCTAACTTAACAGAGATTCTAGATGCTACTCTTAAGACATTATCTGATGGTATATATACTACAGGTTTATTTATAGCATTCGGTACAGGAGGAGGAGATGATTCTCAATGGCAAGGGTTTGAAGACTTGTTTTATTCTCCTCACGCTAGACGTTTTATAGCATTTGAAAATGTATGGGATAAAGACATGTTAGGTACTCCTTGTGGATACTTTCACGGTTCTCATATGACTAAACCTGGACTTATAGATATTCATGGTAATAGTGATGTTAAAGGCAGTAGAGCTTTCTCTGCTACTGAAAAAGCTTTATTAGCTCATGACCCTAGTAAGTTAAGTGCTTATGAGATGGAAGAACCTGAAAGTCCATCAGAAGCTTTCTGTAGGTCTAATAACCCTATTTTTCAAGCAAAAGAAATAGGAGAGCAATTAAGAAGAGTAGAAAGAGATCCGGAACTACAAGGTATAGGAAGAGAAGGTATATTTAATGCAGGAGCTCATAATAAAATTGTATTCCTAGATAGAAACTTAGCTACTCCTGAAGAACAAGCTTTAATTCCTCCGTTAATTGTAAACTATCCTACAAAACCTACAGATGATTTACGTGGATGTTGGGTATTATGGGAACAACCTTATATAGACCCACAAACAGGTAGAATACCTGATGATTTATATTCTATATGGAATGACCCTTTTGCTATTTCTAAGGATAAAGAATACTATAGTGTAAAAGACTCTTTAGGTTCTTGCTTTTTATATGAGCATCCTAATAATTTTACTTCTACTAAAGGAGATAGAATTATTGGAGAGTTTGTAGGTAGACGTGAAGATACTTCTGATTATGACTTGCAGATGTTTAATTGTGCTCTTTATTACAATGCTAAGATTTTATATGAGAATGATAGAGGCGATGTGTTCTCAAATGCAAAGAGTTTGGGGCTATTAGACCTACTAAAAACCGAACCCGAATTTCAATATCAAAAGGAACTTTCTCGGGGAGGAAACGGCAGAAAACGAGGTATTTCGATAGCCACGAACGTAGCAAGGAAACTCAACGGTGTGTTATATGGTAAAAAATGGCTAGGTACTGAACGAGGGTTAGATAAGAACGGACATAAAATATTGAATATAAACTACATTTATAGTAGAGCATTTCTCAAAGAGCTATTAAAGTACGATGGGAAACGAAATGCAGATAGAGTTTCTACCTTAATAATAGGTATGTATGATATACGAGAAGCTTTATATAAAGGTATTCAACCTGTTTCTTCTGCTCAAACTGTTTTAAACGATACTTATTTCGATAGTCCTTTTAACGAATAACTTATGGTACTACCAATTCAAAAACTAACAACAGCTGAAAAATTAAAAAGACCTACTCTTACTAGTAAAAATAACTACGAAGAGACTATAGACTTTTATATAGAATCTGCTAATTGGAATCAACAGACAGAAGAAATTGCTGCGTTATATAGAGCTATTGAGGGATTTATTGACGAGAATGAGTATAGACTTGTTCAGAATCCTTTTAATAAACAAAAGAAAGATAATACTCCTGCTACATATAATGCAACTTTACAAAACTTTAATATACTTAAAGGTATAGCTAATTTATTAATGGGAGAGTTTGGTAGAAGAGCACATGAATATGTAGTAGCTACTTTCTCTCCAACATCAGAAGTAACTAAGAAAGAAGGATTGAATATAGTAATACGTAATTACTACTCTCAACATATAGCAAACGAACTTACTGCTTTAGGATTAGAGCTAGGACAACAAGTTCAAGATTTAGCTCCTTTAGAAAAAGTAGTTGCAGACTATAATGCTACTTTTGATGAAACTAGAGCAATATCAGGACAAGAAGTATTAGACTATATAGTAAACTTCTGTGACTTAGATAATAAGTATATTGATTTATATTGGGATTGGATTATATCAGGAAGAGCTTTTACTTTTAAAGAAGTAAATCATGATGATGTTTATATGGATAATGTACCTTCTCATGAATTATTTGTTCCTAATGAAGCACCTAGATTTATAGAAGATAGAAGTTATGCAGTTCGTAGACAATACCTTCCTCCTTTTGCTATAGTAGATAAGTTTAGAGGAGATATTCCCGAAGAACTTATAGACCAAATGGAGTTAAAAATTACACAGGGTTTAGGTACAGCTTTTTCTACAGTTATGCCTACGGGAAGAAATGGAAGTATTATTCTCCCTACCTTATATACTAACAGTTCTAGCGGTTCAAATGCATTTGCTGGTTCTATATCATCTAATAATGGTATAGAGCTTTTTCATGTTCAATATAAATCATATAGAGCTTATCAAGTACTTACTTATCTAGACCCTTTATCAGGAATAGAAAGAACTATGGAAGTAGGAGAAGATTATAAACTTAATAAAGCACAAGGAGATATTAGTTTAGAACTTCAATGGGAAAACCAAATAATAGAAGGTTATAAATGTTTAGACTTCTATTTAAAAGTAGGTGCATTACCTACAGACAGAGCCGACCTTAATCAAGAAGGACTGCAAAAGCTTTCTTATAATGGTATATGTGAAAGAAGTACAACAGGTGAAATACAAAGTATTATTAAAGACGGATTACCTTACCAAAGAGCAGTAAATACAACTCACTATAGTATAGACAAGTTAGTTAATAAGAACAAAGATAAG